ATGTTTACCGACCCCGCATTTCAGAGGCTTTTCAATCAGCGTCTTATGAAGACGCCGTTCCTCGTGAACAACTAATTTTAAAATAAAGGAGCTTGATATTTATACCTAATCTTGTTCAGCAGAGCATTTACAACCATCAGGCCGTAACCGCTGGTATGGCGTGGCTTGGAGCCAACAACGGAGTTATCCCTACCGATTGGGACACCCCCGAAGCGAAAGCCCTCTTCATCACCAACTACAAACTCGATATTATGAAGGCTTTTGACCGCAAGTGCATTTTCCGTGATCTGCACCGAGTCCACACCATCACTCACGGCAACAGCTCTACGTTCTACTACACCGGCGTCGCTTGCGCCCATTACCATGAGAAAGGCCGAATGATTCTCGGCACCAACAACCCGCCCATCAGCAAGACCATCATCAACGTTGACGGTCTCCTTCTGGCTGATCTGATGATCGACGATCTTGAGGACGCCATGCTCCACCTTGACGTTCGTCAGGAGTTCTCGCATCAGCAGGGCGAGGCCCTTGCCAACGCAATGGACGAGCGCATTGCCCGTCTGTTCTACCTCGCGGCTCGTTCCGGCCCCAAGAACCTTGACCACCCCGGTGGCTCTGTAATCTCTGCCGCTAATGCCTCTACTGACGGTGAAGTGCTGGCCGATTGCATCTTCGCCGCTGCTCAGACCCTTGATGAGAAGGAAGTTCCTGAGAGTGACCGCTTCATCGTCGTGAAGCCCGCTCAGTTCTACATGCTCACCAAGGTGAAGGACCTTATCAATCGTGACTTTGGCGGCTCTGGCTCCATCAAGGATGTTCAGCTCGGCTCCATCGCCAACATGCCGATCAAGAAGAGCATGAACCTTCCCAACGGCAAGAACATCACTCAGCGCATCAAGGGCGAGAACAACAACTACACTGGCGACTTCACCAACTCCGTCGCTATCGTTGCCAACCGCAACGCTGTCGGTACGGTGAAGCTCAAGGACGTGTCCGTAAAGATGTCTGGCAGTGAGGTGCGTATCCTCTTCGAGGGCCAGCTCATCACGGCTTCTTATGCTATGGGCCACGGCATCCTTGACCCTCGCGGCGCTATCGAGATCGCTAACGCGACTGGTGCGGGCGCTAGTAGTACGCCTACCGTCACTTCTGAGACCACTCCGAGCAATATGTAAAATCTTAGTTAAGGCGGTACTTTTTACAATTTTGTCAAAAAGTACCGCCTTAACTCTTTACTTTTACGAAAGGAGACCTTAGAATAGTGGCACGTAAAAACGTAATTGCCCTGCTTGACAATCAGCCTGAACTTGGCCGAGGCTTCAAAGCGCAGATGGCCCGTCGTCGTCCCGTGTCTCGTTCTGAGTACCGCAACGCACAGCGTGTTATGGGAAAGAAAGACGTAGACCTTGCTGATGCTCGCGACATTCGTGCAAAAGGCATCAAGGCCCCTGCTGCTCCAAGCAGACCTAGGAGAAGCCGTAAGACCAGAACGGCCCCTACTGCTCCTAAGAAGAAAGTTCCTGCGCCTCAGTATCCTACCGTAAACAGCCGTCCCGTTGATGATGACCCCACCAAGGCGCATCTTCGCACTGGCGGCAGGGTAGGTGAAGCGCCCAAGCCCCGTGCTGAGTTTGACCCTTCTCGCACTCCCCCGCCTCTTGGTGGATTCAGACAGAAGGTTAAAGTCGATGAACACGGCGGTGTAAGTGCAAACGAGGCCCCGAAGCCTCAGACCAAAGCTCCTGTTCCTCTTCCACAGCCTAAGTTCAATGCCCGCGAATTTGCCAAAGGCGCTGCAAAAGATAAATGGGCTAATAGAAATATGCCTGGAACGCCGCTAAGACCTAGCGAATCGTTAGCGCTTGCTGCGGGTGCTGCCGGAGCTAAAGGAGCGTGGAACACCATGTTTGGCTCAGGTGGTAAAGACGGTATGCATAGAGAAATCATTCATACCGGACGCAATGCAGGAAAACGGGTGCTTGAGCGTGTAACGCCGCAGAATCTTTTCTTGAAGAAAAACCCGAGTGGTGCTGGCCTTAGTGCCTCTCAGAGTACAAATGTAACTCGCCTCAGAAAAGCAGCTCGTAGGGGCTTTAAGGCTGGTAAATTTGGTACTGCGGCTCTTGGGGCACTTATTGATGTAATTGGTGACGCTAAACCCGCTTATTAAAGAGGTGAATCAACGTGGTATATGCAATCTTTATCCTAGCTCTTATCATTTCAGTCCTAAATTATAGTGCAGATAACAAAACTCTTAACTCTATTTTAGCTGAAACAAAGCCTCATCCAGAAGACATTAAGACAATGGGATACGAACGAGCTATGCAGTGTGCTCGTGATTTTGCAACATATTTTTATAAATATGAGCATGAACAACTGTCTCCAGACGATACCACGTTTGATGATCTGATGTTGAAGTATTACCCAGACCAAGCCTAAAATAAAAACACGAATCCCCTCTGTCTCTCTACAGGCAGAGGGGATTTTTGTATTCTATTGCCGCTGTGTGTTGTTTCGTTGAACTTATTGTTTAGATTAGACCGCTATAAGCTGAATAGACGGTAAACCATCGACAAGAAGCTCAGTCCAAAATTTGACGTTTTCTTTAATATGCAGCAGACGTGTCTTTTTATCAAAGTAACCGTCAAAACCAAAACCTTCGAGGTTCAGTAAGAAAGCACTCCGTTCCTCAATAGGCGTATTCTTGTCTACTACTATTCTAAACCGTATAAGTAGTCCCTCCTTTCTCCCGAAGGAAGTCTACCAACACACAGCAGCGTTTTATTCTAGCATATTGCCGCCGTGCTTCTTTACTTCTGTGAACTGCGATCAACCATTACACCGCTGCGGTCAGGCAGATAGGCAAACAGTTTTCAATCAATCTTTTCTTTTGAGATTTTTAAAGCTCTAGAAAGAAACACGACGGCATTTTATTTTAACATAGGAGGCCCATGCCACACTCACTTACCGAACTCGACGCCATCAATCTCATGCTGGAGACTATCGGAGCCGCGCCCGTCAATCGTCTCACAGGCGTTCAGAACGAAGATGTGCTTATTGCGCGGCAAATCCTCACCCAAGTATCTCGTGAAGTCCAAACCGAAGAATGGGACTTCAATAGCGAAGATGACTACCCCTTCACACCTGATGAAGAAGGAATTATTCACGTCCCTGACAACATCATTCGCATCGTCCCTACAAACAACCACACAACGCCCTTCTGGTGGCCTACAGACGTGGTAATTCGAGGGAAGAAGCTCTACGATAGGGCGAATCATACGTTCACCTTCTCAGGGCCTTTCACGGCTGATATAGCCCTGTTCCTCGACTTTGACGAACTCCCTTATGAAGCAAAGCAGTACATCCTCATTCGCGCCTGTCGCAAGTTTGATGTCGTCAGTTCAGGCGACATTGACCGTGAGAAATGGACTGCACAGGACGAACTTAGGGCAAGAGCTGATCTCCTTGCTGCCGATACCAGACAGGCAAATTCTCACATCGGTCGCATGGTCTCTATTGACCCGCTCATTCAGGTGCAGTTCTCCCGATGACCGTAATGATTAAGAACATCCCCAATCTTATTGGGGGCATTTCCAGACAGCCGCCCGAAACTCGTCTGACAAATCAGTGTGAAGATCAAATGAATTTTATCTGTTCGCCTGCTCTTGGGCTGACAGTACGACCCTCTTTGAAATTTCGCTCCTCGTCGTCTTACAGCGACGATGGAGCATTTTTTATCCTCGACCGTGATGAGAACACTCAGCATAATATCTGGATTAGCGAATCTGGCATCCGTGTCGAGGATTTAGAAGGAAACGTCAAGGACGTTCAGAACATTGATAATGCCCTTGCTTATCTTGCTCTCCCTGACGGTAAAACGCCGAGAGACAATTATCGCATCCTGCCTGTCGCTGACTACTGCTACATCGTCAATCGCACTAAGACCGTACAGATCGACCCTGACAGCTTTACGCCCCGCAAGAATCAGGCGCTAATCCATATCAAACAGGTCAATCACGGCACAACGTGGAGCTTGACTGTAGACGGTGTACAGGCCAGTTTCGGCTACTCTACAGACACCTCTAAATCTATCTCTACACAGGAAGTAGCCGCTAACCTTACATCACAGCTCTTATCGAATAGTCTAATCGCGGCTGATTTCAACATTACAACGGCTTCGTCTGTGATCTACATTACCCGTAAAGACGGCGACAAGTTCAGTGTTGGTCTTGCCGATACCAGAGGGAACACTTATTCCAGTCTAACGACTTACAAAATCAAAGATTTTACTGACTTACCTACGATTGCTCCTAATGGCTTTACATGTTGTGTCTCAGGTAATAATGGCAGTACCGCTGATGATTATTATGTACGTTTCAGAGCTACAGAAGAACAAGCACCGTATAGATGGGTAGACACTGGAGTTGACCTTGATTCAAACGAGATAAGGTGCTTTTGCAGTCTTACACAAATTAACGATTCTTCGCCAATTAAAGTCAGTACAAAAGTTTCATGTACAAATGTTCCCAACTTTATTACAACGGTAATAAATATTAGATATGGGCACATGCTTAGTATTCCTCTTACGACAATCACGTTTGCTGATCGTTTCCCGTCTAATCCCGGCAAATTGACTTATGCTGTTGATGTTGAGAATACAGAGACAAATCTCGCTCGTGGCGTCTGGGAAGAGTGCGCTGCACCTGATCAGCCTGTCAAATTCAACAACGCTACTATGCCTCATGTGCTTATTCATGACATGATTAACGATACATGGACATTTAGAACTGTTGACTGGACAGAGCGTAAAGTCGGTGACGATGAATCTGCCCCGTTCCCCTCGTTTGTGAACAAGCCCATTACTAACGCTTTCGTCTATCGAAACCGCATCGGCTTCATTGCGGGTGACAGCGTAAGCATGAGCGCAGCAGGAGATTTGGAGAACTTCTTCCCCGAAACTGTTCAGACTATGACTGATGCTGACCCCATCGATATGCACATTGCTGTTGATGATTATTCAGACATCCTTGCTACAACTACAGTACAGGACAATCTCATCTTTTGGTCTAAGAAGCGTCAGTACACTTTGACTACGCCCGAAGCCCTTAGTCCTAAGACGGCGGCTATCCTGCCCTCTACGGCCTACACGTGTCTACCTGATGCAGGACTTCCCGTCATTGGTGCTCGCGTTTACTTTGTTGATACTGATAATCATAACGATCAGCTTTACGAGTATGCGATTGATAACACCACATCTACCAAGGAAGGTATCTGCGTTACCTCTCACGTTCCCGACCTTGTAGAACATGAAAATCCTATCATCCTCACCGCCTCGCAGACCAGCTCAGTTATCGCCTTGTTCAGTAATAAGACGCCGAACACCATCTGGCTTTACCAATTCTACATTGCCGGACAGCAAAAGCTCCAGTCAGCTTGGAGCCGTCAGGTTATTGACGGTGAGATCAAGAACATGGCGTTCCGCAACTCGGTCTTGTGGCTTGAGATCGACCACAACGGTCAACGCATCATGGCAACAATGGACTTCATGACGAAGCGCAGCAGGGATAAGATGAACTATGTTCCGTCTCTCGATTACTATATCGAGTATGAGAATCCCGGCAAAACCGTCATTTTACCGTATATGCCCAAAATGCCCTCAAAAATGACCGTATTGGTGCCTAATGATCTGGATGAGTATATTCCCTTGCCTCACGCAAAGTACGAGCTAGAAGGGGCTGTTTTGACCCTTCCTGACGATTTCAGCAAGGTATATGTCGGTCAGACATTCCACCGCTACTTTGAGTTTAGCGAAGTTTGGTCTACTACATCCAACGCCAACGACACACAGCTCTCACTTGCATCAGGCCGTGTGCAGCTCCAGCGGTGGGAACTCGACTTTACGGCAACAGGAACATTTTTGGTACAGGTGCATAACAAGATTTATGACACCGACTCAAATTATGTTTCTCAGCAGCAAGCTAAACTCACATCAGGTATTTTAGGTTCGCCTGTCCTGAGAAGCGGCAAGTTCACTGTCCCCTGCCGAGGCCGCAATAATGAAATCTCGGTGGCGATTCATTCTGATGATTGGCTGCCCATGACCGTACTCAGTGCCAACGTCTACCTCAACTACACTCGTCACCGCCGCACAATTTAACCGAAAGGAGGCATCCTCACGTATTCCCGTGTAACTTACACTTCCACCGGGACTGTACAGAACTTCTCTGTACCCTTCCCCTTCATTGACCGTTCGCATATCCACGTTTGGGGCATTGACCCCGATACTCGCAAACGGACGGTCGAATATCCGATCTTCGAGTGGATTAACACGTCCACGCCAAAGGTCAGGCCCATCAACGTCCCTGCTCGCGGGCAGCAGCTTATGATCGAGCGTGTCACGCCCCGTGACCTTCCACTCGTAGACTACGAAGACGGCTCTGTGATCGAAGCTGCTGATCTTGACCTCGGTGTGCTTCAGAATCTTTACATCTGTGAAGAAATTCTTGACGAGCTTGGATGGCAGAGCAATGAAATCGATTTGCTCTGGACAGCTTACAACAGTCTGAACACGTCACATCAGGCTTTGTCCGAAGCTGTAAGCGCTCTACGTACCAAACTCGAAGAAACCTATGACATCGCTGTACGTGGTTTTACCATTGCTCAAGATGCATGCACGTGGCTCAAGATGTGGTATGAACAGTTCATGCCCGCAATCAGCATGTTCATCAATACCACTATCGTTGACGGCGGTACTGTCGCCGCTGTAGATGAGATTTACTGCATTGTTGACGGTGATATTGACCCCGATGAATACGCCGAAGCGATTATTTATGACGGTGGTACAACCTCTGATTATCACTTTGCATGGACTCCCGAAGCCATCAAGTTGATGGACGCTTATGACCTAGCGGAAAAAGCTCTGTCTACAGCGAAGAAAGCACAGTCTACCGTGAAGAGAGTTTATGATATGGCTGTTCTTGTTTATAACTCTGACCCGTTCATTATTGATGCTGGCGGTGTTGATGAAATGGTGGAGCTGATTGGTTAATGTCTTTCATTTCTAGTTTAGGGGAATGGTTAAGAAAAGTCTCTAAATCGTTTATGAGCGCTACGATTAGCGGAAAAACGATTACATTAACGAGACATAATGGTGATACCGTAACCCTAACAACACAAGACACGACTTATGAGCAGGCCAGTCAAAGTACCTCTGGTCTGATGAGTGCGGACGACAAAAAGAAGTTGGATGATATTTCCGCAGGGGCAGAGATAAACCAGAACGCCTTTGCCAGCATACTTGTAGACAACACCAATGTCGCGGCTGACACGAAGAGCGACACACTTACGTTAGTAGCCGGAAGTAACATTACGCTGACGCCAGACGCGACGAACAATACAATCACGATAGCGGCAACAGATACAGATGTTTGGAAAGGCTATACGTTAGATATAGGCACGAATAACACTACTGATACATGGGTAGTTGTTATAAATAACGATAAGATTCAACATCGAGTAATCCCCGCCGACGCGAAGTTCACTGATACACTGCCAACCTCGACTAATCACACCCATCCATATCTGCCGCTGTCGGGTGGTGGTACGATAAATGGAACCGTGTCTGCGGACGATTTTATTAAAAATACACCAACAACGAGCTATATTAAAAAATTTTATGATGGGACGATGATGTATGTTCAGTTTTTCTGGCCTTTAAATCAAAGTTATTCCCCGGGCGGTGCGTTTGAAATAGTTTACCCGGAGGCCTTTAAAGGAATCCACAGCGTTGTGGGCGTAGCAACCGAAGGTTATTTTCGCCCTGTTTATATAGGCAATGATAGAATAAATTTTTGGGTCGTTGGCCCTAATGGAAACTTTCAAACATCAAATCCTATTGTGTCGTTAATCGTTATTGGTTATTATAGATAAGGGGGTGTAGTAATGAATTCACTTTGGGTGATTGCCTATAAAGAAGACGCTCCGTACTCTATTGAAGGGATGTACCCACCTGATTATCAAGGTGTATATCCAGACAAGAATTTTGTGAAAGTTTCACAAGAAGTGCGTGATGCACTATGGGAAAAGATGCAACAGCATCGTATGTGTTACGACAGAACGACAAACACTTTTGTCCCGTATATACCAAAATTTGATGAACTGAAAAACGTCAAATTGAGTGAACTGGAAACTTCATTCGACACTTGTGTATCAGGAGCTTTTACTTGTTCTCAGGGGTGGCCTATGCAGTTCGACCGCAGTGACACGTTGGCTGTTGAGGGCGCTATCCAACTGCTGAAATCTCAAAACGAGCATACAGGTTATTTGACTGATGCAAACGACAAAACACATTATGGCGTGCCGCTTGAAACAATGGAAGCCGTGAAGCTGGAAATGCTACAAGCGTATGCTCGCTGTCATGCGCATAAACAAGAACTACGCAAAATCATCAATAACGCTCAAACCAAAGAAGAACTGGCTGAGATAACTATATCTTGGCCAGGTGCAGAACGCCTTAAAGAAATCCTCTATGACATGGACGGAACGCTTAATCAGTGTGAACTTGCCGCCCGTGATGAGGCTAAAAATTCCATTGAAGGGAGCAAATAAAAATAACCAACTGTAACTGTGGCAACACTTCTACTACAGATAACTGCAACTGTGGCCCTACTTGTGTCGGTGGTCTGACTTGCAAATGTGGCAACTGCGGTACGTCTACGCCTGTCTCTCAGCCTACTTATATCTGCCCCCACTGCGGGAGCAACAACTGTACATGCTGTCAGACGCCTGAGTCAACGTTGCCAGAAACCCATCGAGTACAGAGACTGCTCGCTCCGTCTCGCGGTACTCACACGTATTGGGCTGACAAAGACCCTGTGATTTTTGAGGGTGTTATTGGCCTTACGAAAGACCGTTTGTTCCCCGGAAGTCTCGAATATTTCATTGGTGATGGAGCACATAAATATTCGGAACTGCCTAAGTATGGTGGTGCAGAAGCGTCTATTTTAAGTAAAGCCTACACGCTTGTTTTGCGTGACGCTAACGGTAAAATTGACTCGTCTTCTATTGATTTCCCTGAAG